ATATTTTTAAAACTGATGGTTTTTACAATACGGATTATAAGGAGTAGGAATATGAAAAACAATGAAAAAGGCTGTCTAAACTGTAAATTTTGGAAATATAAAGAACATTCAGGGCTTATATGGGGTTATTGTGCTATTGACTGGAAAGAGCGAATGGGTGATGAAGTGTGTATGAAACACCAAGTAGGAAAGAAGTCATCAGACATATTAATACCAGAATGGAAATATGATTTAAGCTTAGCTTTATATTCTTTAAAAAGCACGATAAGGAAAAAGGTTGAGAAAGTAATAATTGTTATATTGGACGCTCTAAAGGAGTTTATATGATGAAATATTGTAAAGATTGTATATTTAGCAAAAATAAAAATAGTTTTTATTGCGATGAAGCTAAAAAGGTAGTTCATAGAAATAAAATAGCTTGTGATAGTTTTGCTAAAACTACTATGGAAATATTAGGCGAAAACACAAACAAGAATATTAACAAAAATATGAAAGATACGATTAGTGCTATGGACGATATGATGAATGCAATGAGAGGCGATAATAAAGACGAGATAAGCAACCCTAAACATTATACACAAGGTGAAATAGAGTGTATTGAAGTATTAGAGCAATTAAATTTAGATTTTAGGTTGTCTAATGTTATAAAATATGTATGGCGGCATAAAGATAAAAACGGAATAGAGGATTTAAAAAAAGCAAAATGGTATTTAGATAGATATATAAAGAAGCCAAACAGTAATTATAAATAGACACCCAACTGCCAACCTCCTGGTTCCCCGCCTCCCACCTTCCGGGCGGGGTTCTCTCTAAAGGAAAGGAGCTAAAATGTATGAAATAAAAAAAGTATACACAGAGTTTGATAAGAAAGAATATGAAAATGTGTTAGAAGCAGTAAGTAAATATACAAAAAATAGACTAATAGAGATAGAAGCTGATTATTTATTTTTAATCTTTGATTATAAAAAAAGGAAATTATATGATGTGTTTTATAGCTCAAAATCTAAACAGCCAGATAAGATAACAAATAGAATTGTAGCTATAGACTTTAATTCTATAAATCCAAAGCTATTAGGAATAGAAAAAACTCTTGCGATAGAGAAATATATAAAATCAAAAATAAAAGCTGGGGTGGTATAATAGCATATTCAGAAGAAACAAAAGAAGAAGTTGCGGACTTGTTAGCAAATCCAGAATTAACAAAAACGGATGCGATTAAGAAATCTGGAGTTTCAAGAGAAACAGTTTATAGGTGGCTGAAAGACCCGGACTTCATTCACAAGATTAATCAAAAAATCGTTACATATGCCGGAGCGGAAGCCTCGGAGGTTTGGAAATCACTTATATACCAATGCAAACAGGGCAATGTAAAAGCAATAAAGCTATATTTTGAAATGATAGGTGAGTATCAGCAAACTTACAAGCTGATCAATGATACTAAAGTAGAAATAGAGTTTGTTGAGCCGGAACAAAAAGCAATAGAAACAACCGCAAAGGAAGTTGAAAATGAGTGAGTATATAGACCAAAAAAGAAAAACTTTAGAGATGATATTTAAAACTGCTATATCTACAGACAGCAGGATAGTAGAAAAAATCAAAAATATGATAGCTCAAGGTGCAACTAAAAAAGAAATATTAAACAGATTTGAAGACATAATGAGCGAGCAATACGATAAGTTGTTTTCTACTATGTCAGTGTATAAAGCTAAAGAACTAAAAGCAATAGGTGTTGATATAGACAAGTCAAAAACAAAAGCATATTTATTAAATAGATTCATAAAAAATACTAGTGAGGGATTCCCTCACTATGAAAAAATACCACACCCTCAAATCATAGTAGACCATTATCAAGAACAATTAGAAAAAATACTAACCGATAAAACCACCTTGTCTGGAGTGAAAAAAATAAATGAAGAGCTTGAAGAGCTTGGCGAAAGAAGAATAGCTGGAACTATACTTAATACTGAACAGCAAAGAATAAACAGGCAGTATGAAAGAGAGATAGTAGCAGAAGAAATACAGACAGAATTATATCTGTATGAAGGACCGATTATTGAAACTTCAAGGGAGTTTTGCAGAGTGCATGTAGGACAGGTAAAAACCGAAAATGGCTGGAACTCACTTGATAATGGAGCAGGTCATCCGGGACCGATAATGGAATATGCTGGAGGCTGGAACTGTCAACACATGTTAATGGCTATTACTCAAGATATGAGGGATAGATATGAAGAAGAGGGGATTATATAAGACTTAGATTTCCACTTTTAAAATATCAGCGAGATTTTGTTAAAATGCCGAACATCTCTGCAATGATAGGGGGATACGGTTCTGGAAAAACTATTGCCGGTAGCTATAAAGCTTTTAAAAATCTAATAAAACACAGAGGGAAAAGAGGCTTTATAGGGAATATCAAATCATCAATTTTAAAGAAAACTACTCTTGATGAGTTCTATAAAAGATTAGACGAGAATAATATAAACTATACCGAAAGAACAAAGCAAAAAAGAATAATAACCGACTTAGGCGAAGTTTCATTTGAAACATATAATAATTATGAAGAAATAGTAGGGGAAAATTTCGCTTGGGCTTGGCTTGATGAGTTAGATGTAAGTAGATATTCAGATAAGGTCTGGGAAAAAATAATATCAAGAATGCGTGGAGCAAGAGATATAGAGCTTTTTGCTACAACCACACCTGAAGGTTTCTCAACTTCATATAGAATATTTTCAGAAAATAGCAAAGATAGAATGAAGAACGCACAGTATATTAGAGCAGATTCAAGACAAAATCCTTTTCTACCTCAGATGTATATAGAAAACATGATGGATCTATATACAAAAGAATTCTTAGAAGCATATTTGAAAGGCAGATGGGTAAACCTAAATACCGGAAAAGTATATAAAAACTTTACAAGAGCTAAGAATGTAGCTAAAAAAATTGTTCCAAGATACGGCAATCAGCTATTTATAGGAATGGATTTCAATGTTAATCCTATGACTTCTGTAATAGGCATAAGAGCAAATGGCAATTTATATATCATTGATGAATTCTATTTGAGAAATTCTGACACGGAACAAATGTGTATAGAAATAAAACAGGAGTATCCGGACTATCAATATATATTTTTTCCCGACGCAACAGGTTCAAGAAGAACTACATCATCAAAAATGGGTAGAACTGATATAACTATCCTAAAAAGGTTCGGGAAAGTAAGAGTTGAAAGCTCAAATCCGCCCGTCAGGGATAGAATTAATGTCGTTAATTTTATTTTAGGAAAAGATAAAGAACACAGAAGATTGTATATAGACAAGTCTTGTGAAAAACTAACAAAAGATTTAGAACAGGTTTCTTATGATGATAACGGGAATATAGACAAAAAAACAAATCCAGATTTGACGCATATATCAGACGCATTAGGTTATCTTGCTTGGGGAATTTATAAGCACGACTATAAATCTTTAACATTAGAAAGGAGAGAGTATGCAAAGTAAAATATTAGATACAAACTATAAAGATTATTGCAAAAAAGCAATAAAGCTATACCGGTATTACAAGGGCGAAGTTGATGAATTAATGGAAGATTATATCTCGGAACACTTTCAAGACCCGTCAGAGGTTTCTCTTACCCCTAGAAATTTTACCAATCTCGTAAAAAACATTATCGATATGAGAAGTAAAACAATGAATAATATTAAAATTAACTTCAAAAATGATAGTGATGAGAAAAAATTTCGAGAAATACTTAGTAGATCTGGAACCAATTTCTTATTAGAAGCAAATCAGATGGCAGAACTTTTTAAAAAAGTTAACATCACTGTAGCAAAAGACAAAAAAAGTAAAGATATAAGGCTTGAACTATTAAATCCTTTTGAGCTGCAAGCTGAATTAGAAGAAGAAAGATACTTTAAAGAGGGCAAGGTTCTTTCTTGGAATTGGGATAGTTCTACAATGACTGTCAAAGAGAAAAAAGAGAAACTACAGTCAGATGATTTGATTACTATTCAAATTGATAGTCCGTATAAGACTAAATATTATCCACCGCTTCGAGAAACACTTTTAAGAGCACAGGAAAGTATAAACTTT